CACGGTGAGACTGCACCACCCCATGCCCTGACGCTGCACAGCGGACGGGCCGATCCCGCACGGGAGGAACCACCATGAACCGCAGATTTGCACGCCCCAACTCGTTCAACCCCTTCGCTGTTCCCGGCCTGCTGTTCGCGGCCGACGATGGTGGTGGTGGTGGTGGCGACGCTGCTGCTCAGGCTGCAGCACAGGCTGCGACGGAAGCAGCGGCGAAGACGGCAGCGGATGAAGCTGCAGCCAAGGCCGCTGCCGAGGACGACAAGACGGACTGGAAGGCCGAAGCCCGCAAGTGGGAGAAGCTTTCCAAGGACAACAAGACCGCCCTCGACACGACCAAGGCTGAGAAGCAGTCCACGTTGGACGCGATCGCCAAGGCTCTCGGTCTGAAGGACGACGAGCTCGACCCGAAGAAGCTCGCCGACCAGCTCACCGCTGCCGGCACGGCCAAGGTCGCCGCTGAGGTCAAGCTCGCAGTGTTCATGGCTGCGCAGGCCGCGGGCGCGAACCCGGTCGCACTGTTGGATCGCAACTCGTTCACCACGACCGTCAAGGGGCTGGACCCCACGGCGGCCGACTTCGCAACGAAGGTCACCGAGGCCATCACGACCGCGGTCACCGCAGACCCGACCCTCAAGAGCACCGTCGTGCCTGGCAAGTCCGGCGGCGAGGTCATTGGTGGCGGAACCGTCAAACAGTCCGACGACCCGCAGCAACGCGCCCGCGACTACTACGACAGCGCTGCAGCAACCAAGTAACCCGACCCCTCGGCGTTGTGCCAGGGCGGACAACCAGCAACAACCCCGAAGGAGAAAACCATGCTGTTCATCACCCTCGCGCTCCTGGCGGTCCTCGCCGTCATGCGCATCGTCCAGCTGGGTGGGTTCCGTGCCCGCCTCGCCCGGATCCTCTCGATCCCCGAGCTCGGCGCCCTGACCCTGGCGGAAGCCAACCTGTCCACGAACAACCCGATCGTCCCCGGCATCGTCGAGACGTTCGTCAAGGAGTCCCCGGTCATCGACCGGATCCAGTTCAAGGACATCTCCGGCAACGCGTACAAGTACAACGAGGAGCTGGCGCTCCCCGGTGTCGAGTTCCGTGCTGTCAACGAGGCCTACTCCGAGTCCACAGGCACGATCAACCCGAAGACGGAGTCCATCGTCATCCTCGGTGGCGACGCGGACGTCGACACGTTCCTGGTCAAGACCGGCGGGAACCTTGCTGATCTGCGTGTCACGCAGAACAACATGAAGTCGAAGGCGGCGGCGTACAAGTTTGACGACTCGTTCATCAACGGCGACACCGCCGTGGACGCGAACAGCTTCGACGGCCTGAAGAAGCGTCTCACCGGCGCCCAGGTCATCGTGGCCGGCGTCAACGGCCTGTCCATCCTGGGTGCGGCCGACGCAGACCGGCACGCGTTCCTCGACCAGCTCGACCTTCTCATCGCACAGGTCCTGGGCATCAACGCCTCCAACGGCGCGCTGTACATGAACGCCGCAGTGAAGGCGAAGATCGCCAGCTCGGCTCGTCGCCTGACCATCTACGACCAGACGGTCGACTCGTTCGGTCGTCACATCCAGACGTACAACGGCATCCCGCTGCTGGACATCGGGAACAAGGGTGACGGGACGCTCGTGATCCCGCAGACCGAGACGACGGGCACATCCGCCGTCACATCCTCGATCTACGCCGTGAAGTTCGGGTCCGGTGAGTCCGACGGCAGTGTCACCGGTCTGCAGAACGGCACCATCGACGTCCGCGACCTCGGCGAGATCGACGTCAAGCCGTGCTACCGGACCCGCATCGAGTGGTTCGTCGGGCTCGGCGTGTTCTCCGGCCGGGCCGCGGCTCGCCTGACCGGCGTCCTCGCGACCTGACCGTCGCTGTTCCTGTCGTGCCCCGGCTCACCTCCTTTGAGCCGGGTCGCGGCAGGACTCTCACTTCACACTTCACTTCACACACCGAACAGGAGCACCTCGTGGACGTCGAACCGACCCCACCCACCCCACCTGAGACCCCGGACCCGCCCGTCGCGCCCGTCGCGAGCAAGCCGAAGGCACCGAAGGCCCCGAAGGTCCCGAAGGACCGCATCGAGCGGTACGAGGCTGTGCGGCCCGATGGCACGGTCGTCACGGTCGAGCACAACCTCGACAAGGGCACCACGGAGATTGTCTCCGAGTAGTCCGCTAACAGTCATCATCACCCGCTGCATGGACTGCGGGGAAACCGCAATCGCTGAGAAGGAGAACGAACAATGGCTGCAAATAAGTCCAGTGAAGGTGTCGCGTCGAAAGCACAGAACGACAAGCTGTCCCATTCCCAAGGCGGTGTTACGACCCGCGACGATGCCCTCGACCTGGGTGTCCCGATGCTGCCCGGCGACCCGTCGGAGCCGCAAGGTCCCGAGGACGCGCTGGGCGAGGGTCCCAAGCGTGGGGACTACCGCGACCGCCTCGGCGGGCCCGGGTACCAGCCCCACCAGGGCGAGGTGCCGCAGCGTCCGAACGCTGATGACATCGGCGACGCCAAGGGCCTCAAGGGCGGCGTGACGACTGCGCCCAAGGCTGAGAAGGCCTGACCGCAGCCGTGACCACCTACGCGACGGTCGAGCAGCTCGCGGCAGACCCTTGGGGTTTGACCCCGCCCGGTGCTGCCCGGCTGCTCGTCCGCGCGTCGGAAGTCATCGACCAGGCGTTGCGCACCGCGGTCTACGACGTCGACACCGCAGGGGCACCCACCGATGCGGCTGTCATTGCGGCGTTGGTGGACGCTGTGTGCGCGCAGGTCGAGTTCTGGGAGACAGGTGACGAGGAGGACGACATCCTCGGACCCGTCCAGTCCATCTCCCTGGCTGGGATGCAGATCCAGTACGGCGGTTCGGGGGTTGTGAGCGGCGGTCGTGTGGCGCCGACGTATCTGGCGCCGCGGGCTCACCGGATCCTGGTCAACGCTGGTTTGCGTGACGGCCAACCGGTGTCCTGGTGAAGATCCGCCGCTCCCTCTTGAAGGACCGAGTGTCCGTCGAAACCTACACGGGCGAGGGATCCTACGGTCCTGTCTACGCGGACCCGGTCACGGTCAAGGTGAACGTCGACCAAACCAGGCGCCTGGTCCGCAACCCTGCTGGTGACGAGGTTGTGTCTGAGTCGACGTTGGCTGTGCATCCGGCTCCTCGTGATGAGACCACCGGGCTGCTCTTGGACGCTGTGGCCCTGTTCGCCCCAGAGTCGGGGGTCACCATCAGTGGGCGTCTGGCGAAGGTGATTGGTGTGAAGCCGAACACGGTTCGCGGGCGCACCGTGTTCGTGAAGGTGACGACCACCTGATGGTCACCCCGCCGACAGGCACCGCGCCGACGTTCCGCCTGGACGAGGATGGCTGCCACGTCTGGTGGTTCCACGACTGCATGACCTACCTCGGTGAGGGCGGCGCGCTGATCCCTGAGCGCGCAAAGACATATCTCCCGATCAAGGCCAACGGATGGCAGGTCCAGCAGGTCGAGCCGCTGACCGTCACACCCTCGATCCTCTGCGGTCGCTGCCAAACCCACGGCTTCATCACCAACGGCGCATGGGTGGGTGTCTGATGGCATCTCGCGGCGTCCTGGTCATCACCCTCGCTCCCGGGACGCCGCGCCTGCACCTGTGGTGCAACCGGTGCATGACCTCGGCAGGCTTCGAGGTCAGCCTCTACCGGCTGGCCCCCAACGGGGTGCACCTGTTCGGCACGATCCGCCGCTGTGACCGCTGCGACAGGGAGGAGGACTGATGGGCCTCAACCTCCCGAGCAACAGTGAACTCCACGCCGCAGCCGTCCGTGGGCTGACCAAGGCTGCTGAGCACCTGCTCCAAGTGAGCAACACCCTCGTTCCCATCGAGGAAGGCACGTTGGAGCGCTCCGGCGTCGCCAGCGTGGACGAGGCCACCCTGCGCGCTGCCGTGAGCTATGACACACCGTACGCAGTGAACCAGCACGAGTCCATGGACTTCCGGCACCCCGGCCCCGGCAACGCCAACCCCGGCGCAGTCGACCGCATCGCCAAGTTCCTGGAGACCGCGATGCTCACCGAGGGCTACGCCATGGAGGAGATTCTCGCCAACGAGGTCCGGGCCGCCGTGGCTTCGCAGACGAACCAACCGCCGCTGTTCCACGCACCTCGCGGGAGGGAATGGACGTGAGCGGCTTCGAGACGAACCTGCTGACCGGCATCGCCCAGCTCCTGGCCGCCGCAGGCCTCGGAACGTGGCGTGACACCGGGGTTTACACCGCCGCTGAGACAGGGATCGTCATGGACACCGTCCCGCAGTCACCGGACCGGGTCATCACCCTGACCGACTATGTCGTCAGTGACGACCCGACCCTGTCCGACTCCGTGATCGGCGTGCAGGTCCGCACCCGGTGGGGCGGCCAAGACCCCCGCCCCGTCAAAGACCTCGACGGGAGCATCTTCGACGCCCTGCACGGCCTCGAAGGCGTGACCCTGACCGGCGGCGTCCGAATCGTGTCCATGTTCCGCCGCTCCGGGGTTTCGATGGGCCAGGACGCCAACAACCGTTGGGGCCGCTCGAGCAACTACTACGCCACCGTGCACAGGCCTTCGCAAAACCGCACCTAACCGGCACGTTCCTGCAACACCCGCTCTGAAGGAGAAACATCATGTCCCCTGCAACAACGAAGGTCCAGCTTGGTGCGGCCACCACCGTCCGCAAGTGGTACCTCGACGTCAACACCGGCACCACGGACGCCCCCGAGTGGACCGGTGTGTTCGGTGTGACGAACTTCAAGCCGAACCTCGCCCCGACGTGGAAGGACACCTCCGACTTCGACTCCGAAGGCGACATGTCGTCCACGGCCACCGCTCGCGCGTGGGGTGCTGACCTCAAGGTCGAGCGCAAGTCGACGGCCTCCGACCCCACCACCTACGACCCCGGCCAGGAGGCGCTGCGCCTGCGCGCGGAGGAGCTCGGGCTGCTGAACTCCGTCGAGGTCCGGTTCTACGAGATGGAGCCCGGAGGCCCCCGCGTCGAGGCGTACCAGGGCACTGCCGGTGTCGAGTGGTCCCCCGATGGTGGGGCCATGTCGGACACCGATGCCGTGTCTGTGAAGCTCATCGGTCAGGGCCGGCGCACCCTCATCACCCACCCGGACACGGTCGCCACTGTGCCCGTCATCTACTCGTTCACCCCGATCACCGGCCCGGCTGCCGGCGGAACCCTGGTGACCATCAAGGGTGTCGGGTTCACCGGGATCGTCGCGGGCACGGGTGTGAAGTTCGGCGCCACCAACGCGACCAGCTTCGCGCAGATCGACGACGACACGATCGTCGCGCTCGCACCCGCCCACGCCGCCGGGGCTGTGGCCGTCGTCGTGACCAACGGCACGGGCCCGTCCATCACCGGCGCCAGCTTCACCTACGTCTGATGGCCAGACTGGATCTGACCGGGTACCTCGACGACGACTCCGTCGAGGTCCCCGGCATCCCGTCGACCGCCCACCCGGACGGCAAAACGTACAAGTTCGCCAGCCCGGACGCCAAAACCGGGCTGCTCCTCGCATCCCTGGCCAACCTTGCAGTCAAGGCCCGCCTCGGCGGCGACATTGGCAAGCAGGCCGCCGCCCTGGAGCTGGACGACGACCAGGAACGCGACCTGATGCGGGACGTCATGGGCGCCACCCTGAACGAGATGATCGCGGACGGCGTGTCCTGGGTTCGGATCCAGAAGCTGAACAAGTACCTGTTCATCCATTTCGCGATGGGTGAGGACGCAGCTGCGGGGTTGAGACAGTTGGGGGAAGCCCAAGCCTTGGCGAACAGGGCGGCACGCCGGGCCACAAAGAAGACGACCCGGGTGAAGCCCGTAACGCCGCGGGCCTCCCGCGCTGGATCGACGACCCGCAAGAAGGCGGCGGCGGCCAAGGCCAAAAAGGTCTGACCTGGGGCGACATCCTGGGCCAGTGGGCGCTGGTCGAGTGCGACCTGGCCGACCGCGGCATCGACGTCGGCGACCCCGTGTTGATGACGTCGAGGTCGTGGCGGTGGCTGCGGGTCCGCATTCTGGGCCTGCTCGACGCAAGGTTGCAGTATTTGCCCCTGGCTGACGGGTCGATGCTCCCCATACCGGGGTCTCGTCTCGGCCGGCACTTCCAACAAACCTGAGCCACGGAATCCGTGGCACCGACCCAGAATCCGTGTGAGTCGAGAGGAGGTATCCGGTGAGCCTAAACGTCGGCGAGCTCGTCGGGTACCTGCGCCTGGACATGGGCGACTTCGAGTCGGGTATGGCCAGGGGCACTGCCCTGGCTGACAAGCTCGACGGGAAGAACGTCGACGTCAAGGTCGAGGCCGACACGGCTGCCGCTGAGGCGAAGCTGGCTGCTGTGGCCGCGGCTGAGAAAGAGGTCGCCCACCAAGGCCACGACATGCAGCAGGGCATGGGTTCGAGCATGGGCATGATCCTCAAAGCGATTGTCCTCCTCGGCCCGCCGCTGGTGGCTTTGCTCGCTGGTGCTGCCGGTCTGGCTGTCGGGTTCGGTGCGATGGGTGCTGCCGGGGTTCTGGCTGTTGTCGGCATCGCGAAGGAGATGAAGGCTGGGACCCCGCTGGGTTTGGCCTACACGGGGATGCTGGCGACGCTCAAGGGCGACCTGACAACGTTGGGTCGCACTGCCGCGTCTGGCACCCTGGCACCGTTCCAGCAGGCCGTGGCGGACCTGCAGACGCGGATGCCGTTCCTCAACACGATCGTTGGCGAGTTCTCGGTCATCACCGGCAAGACGGCCGGGGCATTGATGACCGGTTTGGTGGCGGCGTTCATCGCGTTGGCCCCGCTGGCGCGTGACGCAGGCGTGTACATTCTGACCCTGACGCAACGGTTCGTTGCTGCGATGTCCGGGCCTGGCGTCGTCAGCTTCGGTGACTACGTGCGCTCCGTGTTCCCGCAGGTGATGCAGGCTTTCGAGTCCATTGTTGGCGCCGTGTTCCACCTTGTGGCCGCGATTGCCCCGCTGGGTGTGGGGTCGCTGGGGATCCTGCGTGTCTTCGCTGACCTGATCAACGCCCTGCCTGTCGAGCACCTCGCCTTGCTGGTGCAGGTCGCGGCCACGGCCTACATCGGGTTCTCGGCTTTCAAGATGCTGTCAGTCGATATGGCCGGGTTCGGCACGACGCTGCAGAAGGTTGGCCTCTCCGCTGAGACTGCAGCGACCGGTGTGCGGGCCCTAAACATCGCTGCCGGGGTCATCGGTGCGATCCTCACCGTCGCGACACTCCTGTACACGGCGAACGCCGACGCGACCCGGCAGAACACTCAGGCCGCCAACGACTACGCCGACGCGCTGCGTCAGTCCAACGGCGTCATCGACGAGAACATCCGTCAGATGGCAGTCAAGAACCTCTCAGACTCAGGAGCCCTTGCCGCGGCTCGGCAGCTCGGGCTCAGTCTGCCCCTTGTCACTGATGCTGCACTCTCGGTGGGTGACGCCATGGCGAAGGTGACCGCAGTCACCAAGCCCATGATCGACGCCTACAGCCAGGCGCAGATGAGCACTGGCAAGAGCACTGCAGCGTTCGCAAAGAACGGCCAAGCAGCCGAAGACTTGATGGTCGCTCTTGGTGGGCAGAACACCGCGCTCCGGAGTGGGACCCAAACATGGAAAGACCAGGCCGCAGCCACAGCCGCGAGTACCGGTGCCCTCGGTGGACAGAACGCCGCACAGCAGGCGCTCGCCGCCAAGGTCGGCACGACGGCCGCAGCCCTGGTGCTTGCCACGACTGCACAGCAGACAACACGTGACGCCGCAGCCCAGGCGGCGGCGAAGATGTACCTGGAGAACGACGCCGCGGGCATCCTGAAGACCACCCTCGACATCCTCAACGGCAAGACCCTCAACGCCGCCCAGGCCCAGAACTCGTTCGACTCGTCACTGGTGAACATGGGTGACCACGTCAACGCGACCGGTAAGAAGATCACCTTCACGACCACGTCCATCAAGGACATGTCCTCGGCGTCGGTGGCGTTGCGTGGTCAGCTGAACAGCCAGGTCACGAACCTGCAGGCCGTTGCCGAGGCCAACGGCGGCCTGGCCAACATGACAGGCAAAGCCCGGGCGCAGATGGTCACGATGCGTCAGCAGATCATCGACAACGCGGTCGCGCACGGCGTGGACCGTGCGGCGGTGACGGCGTACATCGACAAGCTGCTCAAGATCCCGAAGAGCGTCCCGCCGACGAAGCTGGATGTGAACAAGACCGCAGCCGACCAGAAGATCGCGGATCTGCAGGCGAAGATCAACGCGATCCGGCAGGGCAAAGTCCCTGAGACGCACATGGGTACGCAGAATGCGTTGGCGCAGATCAGGGCGTTGCAGGCGAAGATCGACGCCCTGCGCGGCAAGAACGTCACCGTCAACGTCCAAACACACTCCTGGGCGAGCGGGCCTGGCGGTTCGGGTGGGCCAGTCGCAGCCGGCGGTGGTCTCATCAGCCGTCTCATCGGCCGCGCTGGCGGCGGTCTCGTCACCGGCCCCGGCACGCCCACATCCGACTCCATCACGGGTGTCGACGCGTCCGGCACACCGATCATCAAGGTGTCCCGGGATGAGTTCGTGGTCAAAGCCGCAGCCTATGCGAAGAACAAAGCACTGGTGAACGCGATCAACGACGGCACAAACGGTTTCGCAGGCGGCGGCTCCGTCGGCGGCGGCGGCCGGGCAGGACAAGCCGGGCTGGTGGGGTTGGCGATCGAGGGGACTCTCGATCTCGGCGGCGGGCTGATCGGTGTGATGCGCGGCGTGGTCAAGTCCGAGATGGCTGAGTCCGGTGCGAAACTCCGGTACGCGGGAAGGGGCGCCTGATGCCACTGTTCACCGCCACATTCGACCCGGCGTGGGCGACTGTTGGCCTGGTTGTCGACGGGTCCTTCTGGCCCACACCGGCGGTTCGCACGAACCTGCTCGTGAACCCGAACTTTGAGACCGCTGCAACTCCATGGGCCATCCTCGCCACTGGGACTGTGGCCCGATCTACCGCTATGGCTCACAGCGGAACGGCCTCCCTTGCCGTTACCACCACCGGTGCTTCCGGCGAGGGCATGGACAATCACCTTGGGGCACTTCCTGGGGTTATCCCTGGGCATACGTACACCGCGTCATGCTGGGTTTACACAACAATAGCCGTACCAATCATCT